AAATAGTCTGACCCTGTAGGATCTGACTGCTAAGAAACTTGTAGCCTAAGAAAATTCCCCCGTGCGTAAAACGGGTTGAAACAAAGGCTAGTTTCAAAGCAGTTTTAACACACGAGGTGACCTGGCAACTACCACCAGGGTTTACTGTTTATGCGAATGGATCAGGATCCTCGTATTCCCACATAGTGGGTACATTGGTAAAGAAAAACAGATTAAAATCTTCACCAGTTGCGACATAACGTCTAACCGACAAACGAGTATTAGCATCGTCTGTCGCATTCACCACATATCTATGGTTCATCGTGTCAGTATCATCATAAGAATATCCTCCATCCACAGTTAAGGCTTTTGCATACGCGAACCTATTTGGTGAATAGAAAGGTAATTCAACTTCCAAGACCGGTTGAGTGTGTGCAGGTGACACAGTCATGCCAGACCAGCCAGTATCTTGACGAAGCATATTACGGGCTGATGTATTGGGGCTAGAACCGACTGATAACAAATTCACAGAATTGTACCCTGATGATTCAGGAAACCGAGATACGGAATGAGTGGCGTGATGTTCGGTAGCAGAGTAGGGCAATAACAAGTATTTATAACGTATTGCACCTCTCCAACCACCGTACGCAGGTGTTAAGTAATTAATTAAAGTAGTATTAGTATAATTATAGGGTACTGAAGCTACACCAACTAATGCATCATTGATGCCATCAGTGAAAAAGCCTCTATAATATGGAAAATTAGAGAGAGTAAGTACACGAGAAGCAATGGAATCTGTGCGCGCCGAATTCGTGAGACCAAAACCCTGCAAGAGATGATATCTCTTAAGAAGAGAACGGAAAGAAACGATACGCTCACCAAAGAAAACATTCATTTTAGTGTGCGCTTTGTCATTAGATTCGCCTACACATACTTCAGACGTGGGAGCCATCTCCCCCTTCGACTTATCCGATACATCATCAGATTGTGACTCAATGCAAAAAGACTGAGACTGAAGATCAGGTGCAAGAGACAAATATCGAATTTTCTCGTCAGAAGGGTTTGCAAGACAAAAGTCATCCCCTGCTCGCACAGAGACCAAAATCTGAACCGGATCAATTGGCACACTAGCAGGTGAAGTCAGTGTGTTCAATACACTAACGGAAATAGATCCATTAGTGAAAAGCGGGCTTCCTGCAGCAGTACCACTAGCAAAATCATAAGTTGCAGTAGCATTGGTTATTGAGAAAACACGCTTGTACGGCTCAGGTTGCATCCAAGAAACACAAATCTCAAAATCTCGCTCCTCGCTAATATCTACAATGCGTGTATAGGAGGTATTAAAGGTAGAAAGGTTACTAAAGGTTGCTTCATTAGGATCGATAATAAAACGGAGTCGACCCTTATGGAAGTTTGATCCAACTATCTGAAATCGGTAGATAATTGTACCAGACCAATGGAGGAAAGGAAGTGAGGCAAATGAAATAGGGAGAATAGTGCGGCCATCACCACCGCCTGCTGTGAATGAACCGGCAATAGGATTAACAGCTATGGAGCCAAGAGGAGCATCAGATGCATAGGAATTTTCCCACACCATAGTTCCCAGATAACTTTCCTTCTGAAGAATATAGTCGAGGGACATTTCGTCTTTGTCCCCAAGACCAACAGTACGTGGGTCAACACATAATTCTTGCTTGGAATCGAACGTAAGTTTACGAACAGTTTCTGGGGCATCAGTGTTGGCTAAGTTACCAGCATATGTAGGACGCATATAACTAGGATCGGTAAGGACTATAGGTCGAGAGAATCCGAAAATGGATGCAACATGACCTAATTTCCGTGCCATTTGCTCCGTAGCCTTAGCATACTTCCCGATTACTGGCACACGAGAGAGTGAACCAGCAGCAGAAGCAGTTGCTGAAGAGATGCGTCCAACAATACCTTTGCCATACTCGTCAGACTGAGATTCAACATGCGTCGGAATACACAAACGCACGTCTTCAGCCCATGCGAAAGCCATGATATTGACCGGGTCACTGCCAGCATTAGCATGCGACAAAGGTCCAAACGATTTGACCGAGACTGAGCCAACAGCACCATTCTCCCAATCGGGAGTACCAGCAACGTGGAACCAATTCTTGTGCCAGAAAAATGGCAACTCAAGAATTCCACCTTCATTAGTGGTCGGATTAAGGTGCATATGAGGTAATTGGGACAATTGAATAAGACGAGATTGATCATCAGAAGGAATCACAGGTTGCGGTCTCCCAGCAACAGCACCCAAATTGGGTACATAAGAGACAAGTGTGCGACCGTAGTGAAAACCATTGCCGTTGATAACAAATTTTACTTTGAGTTTGCAACGTAAAAGATTATAATTGTTGACCCTAGCCTTAATGGCAGGATCATCAAGGAAGAGTGACCAGGGGTCAAAGTAATCATTTAATGCAGCTCCAACAGCCCATTCCTGCGAGTAAACACGCACAGGACGGCCTAGAAATTCGCCAAGGTCAGCGTCCCTATATCCACCTTCATCATATGTGGGATCAGGTATTGATACAACCGTTGCCACAGTGGATCCCAGATCATCGTGGAAGTGGAGGTTTTGAACAGTAGTCTGTTCGGAGTTATTATTATTGTAAGAAGTAAGTCAAAATTTAAACATACATGTGCACGACTTAATGCACAGATATTTACAATGGGATGTCGGGCACTTATATAAAAATACAAAATCTTGGGCAGATTACCCTTACACCGCAGTCATACTTTTGTTCCCACACAAAAGCAGAATCACACGATGCATCTATTTTAAACTTTATGTACGCATAGATACGGACACCCAGTTTTACGCCATGGGGGGCTAGTTATTTATTTACATATAGTCTTCTTTCCATTGGAGCATACGTTCGTCATAGGTTTTAAACTGGACGTGCATACCCAAACGGCAATCATCAACTATTAATCGCATCTGGTCTAGGCGAGTATTATAATGTTCTCTACCATAATAGAACCATTCGCGCATAGCATTGTCAATAACAACACCAGCATGCTGCGTCTCAGTCAATTCTTTGGACTTTAACACAGTGTGGAGCTGTTTAAAAATCGATGCTTCTTCCAATGGGGCAGCATAGTGGCCCATTTCCTCACACCAAAGCTCACCGCGCTTTAGGAACGTTGCTTCATCGGAATGGATATAAGGTACAGATTCAGACTCCTTGTCTGCCATAGTATAGACCACTCCTACTTTCAAAAGCTCTTCGGCAACACGAGTATGGTTATAATCAGAATATCCCTCTTTAACAGACATCTTGTTGTCATCACCGTAACACATAACAGACACCACTTCATTGAAGCGGCAGACCGGATTGGTATATATTGCATAATAGGCGTACCGAAGATACAAACTATTGCAAAAGTTATTGATGATTACTGTAAGTGGCTGTCCAGACGGGTTAGAACCAAAGAACTGAATGATATCCCCATTAAATTCATATAGAGGAAAACAAATGTCAGTGGCTATACCCCTCATAATTTTAAGAGAATCTTCATTGAAATTTCCCGACCACTCGGCCATAGATATTATAATCTTAAAGGCTTTTAGCATTATTTCAGAAGACATAGTTCCGTCGAAACCTGCATAATCACCAGCTATGACTCTTTCTCGACCATATTTATTCATATGGTTTACGAGCTGAGTCCATGCTGGACCATAGCAGTTAGTTCCAACAGCACATTCGAATGTTGTGGCATTTTCCATAGTGAGTTTACACACCCAAACAAAATATTGTCGCACCAGTAACAGGAAAGCAGTGTCGCATCCAGCAAAAACGCGTACTTTTTTCTTACCCAATTTTGTGGGTGTATCTTTGAGGTTTGCACGTTGTATAGCGTATGCGCGTTCGCCCCTGAGGTAGGCACTCTTCATAGTGTCAATTTCATCAAGAACAAACTGTGGGCAATCCAATGGATCTGTGACCTTTTCAATCTTACGTTCAGAAGGGGAAAAATAATCTTTCTTGGGCTTACACACGGGGAAACCCATAGAGGAAGACAAATTTATACGATCGACTCCATATACACCATCAATGCCACAAATAGCATGATCAAGTGTGATGGGTGTGATAATATCCTTAGGCTTAACGTCTTGATCGGATGACTGCTGAGTTATCAACTCCTCCATAATTTGAGTTCCGAAATCAGTATAGGCCGCATGCAAAATTTCGCTGTTAAAAGCAGCATTACAATTAGCCTTCTTCGAAAAATCAGTGTGCCAGTGCTCCCAGGAGTTCATATTAGGCGGTGGTCCATGCATAGGAGGCTGATGACAATGCTTGGTAACACTGTTAGATATTATAGTCTTAACTACATCAGAACGAAAAGTCCTTCTTTGGGGATGGGACCCGTAATGATAAAAGGAACATTCTTCAGCCATAAAGTTGGCGGGACACTTACGATGCACTTCAGGTTTAATATCTATCTTGATACCATAACGAGTAGTACGAAACTCACCCTCAGAAGCTAACTGGACATGAGGCCCATCCTTAAAAAGGAATTTTTCAGCATCTTTGAGATCAGATTTTAACAATGTACCTGAACAACCCAGCTTGGAAGTTTCACTCCCTGCCAGGTGAAAGCCAATAATAGTTGGAGCTCTTGTATCACTAACAAGCGGGGCGCCACAAAGGCCCTTGAAGGTATTGTCATGTGGGTAACTAAACCCCTTGAACCTACCTTTAGATGCTCGATAGACATCAGTGCTGACCTTACAAGGAAGATCAGTTTCGATCAGGTCTGCATCCACATTCTTATAGAACATTGTGGCACCGCAATTTTGAGCAAGATATTCATTAGGTAAATACTCTGACAAGTCCTTATCAGGGGGAACACCGTAGAGATAAACTATGGCAAAATCATAGAATGGATGTCTCCAAACACAATTCTGCCCAACACTCTTACATTGCAATTTGCTTCCAGCACCGACATTACGTACCAACTTAACAGAGAACTCATCATGAGGGACTGCATGCTTGGGAAAAACCCACAAGTTCCCCTTAATAGGGAAAGCATTGCACCTACTAACAGGTACCGAAGCTGAAATCATAGTGGCATGTGCAACTTTTTTTGAAACTACACCACGCAACTGGGAAGTACTAGTATTAATAGCTCGACCACTAGTAGGGAAACCCTGAGCATTAGCTTTGGGTCTCTCCTTCCAAATATTAACTCGTTCATTAGCACTTGCGGGAATTACTGAGAATAACTGATCCATAGTATTGGACTGAGAAGTGAAACTGTACAACTTATAAAGCAAATGACAGCATAACAAAACAGCACCACATGCACCAAGAGCCTTAACTCCATCAGAATATAGTGTCTTCCTGAATTTAGCTCCTATATTCCTAATGGGTTGTAGTTCAAGATCACACCTTTTAAAAACATGTTGGCGTACTAGGTAAACGCAAAGTTCAATGAGAGAGAGCAGAAGAGAGAAAAGATAAAAACTATACCAACACAAAACAGGCGAACCAGTGAGTGTGAAAAATAATACGGCACACAAGGGGATAGCAAGAGAAATGTAGCACAAATACTTAGTATATCTCTTTGAAAACAATCGTAAGATTAGACGACGCACCATTGGGTACTTGTACAAGATCTTGATTGCGCTCTCGTGACAAATGAGCTGATATGAGTAGGACATTGTAGAGATGAACCAGCTTATGATGGATATGTACGTGTATATCTGCACCATACCAAGAACTGACTCAGTAGTGCTAGATTGAGAATCCAGATTGTCATCGTCTGGTAAGACATCTGCAACTACCTTCTCTTCAAGACACTTAGGGCAAATTTCAGGGTAATTATCATGAGGGCACATTTTGCACTCATATAAATCGTCACTACTAGCGACATATTTCTTCTGCTGATCAAAATGCACCCTGGATTGTGCCACGAGATACTCGAGTGCAATCCCAAGTGACACATTCTGTAGAGGAGTGTTACCATGTTTTGCAATACGATATTCACCAACTGTTGCCCCAGTACTGAGCTTTACAGGGATAACTTCTTCGACGTCCAATTCCCACATATCAGGAACCATCTGTCCAGCAACTTTAGCACGATTAACCATGTGAGACTTTCCATCAGTATATTCAGGTCGAATACGGACAGTGATAGTAAATTCAAATCTCCTCTGAATGGAGACAGGTTCGTTAGAATAGAGCGGAGCATTCAGGTTCTTAACATTAGTGGTACTCATGAAGACTTTAGGTCTGATCATGATATTACCTTTAAGTTCGGCTATGGGACTAAGAGCTGCAGTTTGCATATTATTAGCATAAGTTATGACAGGTGCCAAAGGGCTAGAGGAACCAACTGCCAATTTTGCATTGCATAAATCATCCATAATCACAGCGGAGTGATGCGAACGATACTCGGATTGATATTTGTCATCAGGGTTAAGACATATGATGTTTTCCTTCTTGTGCCCAAAGTTATTAGCTTTAAGTATAGCACATGTTAACAAATTGCACAATTGCGATTTACTAACACCACTCTCACCATAAAGTAAGAGGGAAAAAGGTTTAACACGCAAGCCAGAATTCTGCTGAGAATGTACGAGTTTGGTCCTAACGTCTTGTAACTTAGCCAATTTGAGCGGAGCATAATGTTTGTCCTTGGTGAACTTAATGATGTCCTCACATTTAGAGATAGCTTTGTGTAAACGAGTTTCAAATTCAGTTTCATCAATTTCCAGATTACCTGATTCAAGTAATGGGAAACCAGTAGTCAAAAAGACATACTCTTTAGCAAATTCATAATCCGAATCCTCTGAGTAAAACAAATCATAAGGATTACCAGTGCGTAAAATATGCTGTCCACGTTCGATAAAGAAGACGATAGACTCCATAATATAGGTCGAGAATGATGTAACATTAATATGGGACATAGCTTGTGCTGAGTAGAGTCTGAAGACATCAGTACCCACCACAAAACTTTCTTTTCCCAAAAGTGCTAGTGTATAACAAACACATTGATGGAGTCGTTTGACAGTGTCAGAATGGCGATAATCTTGCCAATTCCTCAATGCAGACTTTATACCATCTAAGATAGTACTCATGTCGGCTTGGGAAACAAGTTCATCCTCACCGCATACCAGTTTCAAAATTTCGAGCGAGTACTGATGAGGGTCAATCCTACAGTTCGTGATTTTAGACAAGCCGATACCTATATCTAAGCAAAGAGATTTAAGGTCGGTGTTTCTGTACACAATATTGTAAATGACATAAATGAGGTCTGCAACATCTGACTTAGAGTAAGCAGTCTTAAGACCAAATTTCCTCATATTGAGTTCCATCACAGACATAAGAGTCTCGAGACATAACCCATCACTCTGCGATATCAGTTTCGGACATACGTTCTTAGCTATCAACTTCTTTGATTTTTTATCATCAGGGCCAAACAATTCTTTCCTGTCATGTTTAGACAGAGAGGTGAGAGTTTTGCGAATACGACGCTTAGATAATGGTCTATCTGAAAAGTGCGAAAGCTTAGGTGGTCTTGCCTTAGAAGTACGACTACGAACATGCTTAGACTGAGAGTACGAATATGGGATGGAATCATCACACTGGGAATATAACTTTGGAGCATCAAACAATGCTACACAGTAAGCGAAAGCAAACCAAAAAGTTGAAAACTTAGGTGAGCTAGAAGCCACTGATGATTGTGACACTAGTCGTTCCTCAGATAATTGTATAAGTACTGTGGGATGTCCAAGAATGGAACACAAGTAGTATATCTCAAAACCTGCAATAATGTGATACATGCAGGGAGAACCACTCTTAAACACAACGTGTATGGGTGGGAGTGGAATGCCTTCTAACAATTTTGTATAAAGGCGATCAATTTCATGATGGTCCAAGAAAACAGTATCTTCTGTATAAGGAAAGAAACGATTAAGAATATTATTGTGTATACCTCCAAAATTTGGAGGGGCAATATTATTGATAAATGTTTTAGCTCTATAGACTTCAAAAGTTGGGACACACTTACGCGATGGTCCTATTAGGACATCATCGCTTTGAGAGGTTAGAACAACTCTCGAAGGGTCAACTAAACAACGTTTAAGAACATGTGGAAGTTCAACGAGTAGGACCAAATAGAAGCTATATGACACATAGGGATATATCAAGCAAAAATATAAATTTGCAATGAATATGTAACACTTCACTGAGCTATAGGTAATAGCCAATGCGGTCATAGGTACATAAATGTACCAATTGTCTGATAATATTTTATATTTCTGGGCACTCCAAAACAACAATGCAAACATGAAAGATGTGAGCATGTAAGTCATGTATGTGACTACCTTCATTTCATAAACGAAAGCGTCAGGTCCTAGCAAGGAATAGATTAGAGTGGTAAATGATCGGCGCATGGGTTCCTGAAAGGGAAACAAAAACGCAAACAAAACATACTTAGGTTTAAGAGCAAAGAACTTTCGGTTGGCGAGAACAGTACTGCGAGTTGTGTATACTTGGTCCTCAGACTTGCTGGGGAAAACGTTTGATCTTATAATTGTGGCCATAGTAACAGTTTTGCGAGGGGGGGGGGTGGGGAGCATAAGGGGCTCCCCTTAACCGGATCCTTGATACCCAGAGGCCACTGGGGGGTTTTTCATAGCATCGCTACTATGCAGTACCCCAAACTAGATTTGACCCATCTTAGAGGTAGTGATTCGCTAGTTTTTCGAGGGCAATCACTCAATCCTCGCCTCGTAGCAAGCCGGATGTACGGCTCCTCATCCATGGTTCGGTATCACTCCAGCCCCACTTCCAAGTCTAGCTCCCGTAGAAGAGTAGGTTTCTTTTTTA